AAATTCTCGCGCATAGTGTTTTTCCCTACGAATTTTTATTTGACAAAAAAAAAGCCACCCCCACTAATGGGGGCGGCATGGTGTACTACAATTTACTTGACTAGGCTATAAACCTCCCCCTTTATTTTTATGGTTTTTATATTGTCAAATTTGATAGTCCGCACGCGGATTTGGCGCTTGCCATGAAGGCCCACGGTTTCCTGTTTCGCTGATGGTGCGGGCACGGGCAGAAAAGGCACAACCTTTTCCTTTTCTATCGGCTCGCCCGCCGATAGGAAATGGCTCGCCATCGGCTTCTGATTGCGCGCTATGGTACGCAAGTACAAATCGCCCTTGTGGGCAATTACCTTGTGAGGGATTGACCATTCTCCCCACGGGAGGGCGTCTGGAGTGAATTCTTGGCCACTCTGCTTTTCTACCGCTCGCCCGTAGGAACCGCCCACAAGGGCGGAACCTTTAGAAACCTTCTCCAGTAGTGGTGGCGCGCCTTTCCGCGCCTTAGGTGTGGTGACTGTTTCCAATCCTAGGATGACCGCGCCAAGGCGGGAGCGAAGGAGAGACGCGAAGGATTCATGAGTAATGGTTTGCATAGCGAAGCCACTATAGCGGCGGATTCTCAGGATGGCAAGCGAATATTTCAAATTAATTTCATTTTTTTTCCAGAGAATTCTTGGTCGCATGGTGTCACATGAAGTGTTTTTTTTCAGCACCTCATATGGTGTCACATGAAATTTTTATTTGAAAATAAATGAAATATTTATTTGACGGATGGCAAGGCATCGCGTATGGTTCTGGACCATGACAACACAAAACGCTACATCTGAAAATTTCGCCGCGTGGAGCGCGCGCGCGCGTACCCTATCGGTTGAGTCTCTCACATACGTGGTGGCCGATTGCCAAGCGGCAGCGGCAGCCATGGCGACGCATCCAGCGCCGAATCGGGAGGGATTCTATCTGGACCAAGCCATGACCTACGCCGATGAATTGCGGCGTCGCCGAAAGTAGGCTAGGGAAAAGGCCGGAAACAGCATAGGGAAAAACCCTATGTTGTTTTTATGGCTTTTATAGATTCTCATTTTATAGAAATTATAGTTTTTATAAATTTATAGAAATTATTAGTATTTATGGAATTTATGGATAACCCCCCTATTTATGAAAATTATGGAAATTATAAAACGGCTGGCGGGCAGGGGTGGCACTAACTTCTTATCAGACAAAACTTAAAACTTTTATACTTTCTTTCACAAGTATCTTTGTTTATAATAAGCGTGCACTATTAGAGTAGCGAGCACTATTTGAGCAACGCGCACTATTTGAGCAACGCGCACTATTTCAGCGACGTGCTTTATTTAAGTAGTGTTCCATATTTATATTTTTCGCTATAATTTAGCGCATTAGCGATTTGCCAGCGTAGCGGTTTGCCAGACTAGCAGTTTGCCAGCTAAACAATTTACCAGCCTATCAGTTTACCAGCTTATTTTGTTCTTTTAAAGCTTGTTTGTATAAGAGGTAGTTATTCGTAATTCTTTCTTTCTCATTCGCCGGGAAAAAGTTGTCCCTTAAAAGCTTTTCACACGCTCTAGCCCCGATTACCCATTCACCCATATAATATGCTGTCGCGGCGATCTCATCGTGTATACGCCATAAATAATCAGAAGCCTCGATAAATAGAAGGTCTTTGGGGTATGGGACATTGGCCCCTTGGATGGCTGCTAAGTAAGCAGATCTTGGTCTATTATTTTCTCTATAGCATCTTGAGATACTTACCAGAGCTTCTACTCTATGGGGGCATGTTTCGTAAGCCATCATATAAGCATCTATAATTTGTTCTAGCGGCCTTCCTAATCTTTCTCTACATTGGCCTATTTTGAACCATGAGTAAAATACTTCTTCTATCCAATCTCCTAGATCTATTCTTCTGATATATTCTTCTTCTGCTTCTTTGAACATCCCGCCGTCAAAAGCTGACTGCGCTGCGTAAAATTGTTTTCTTGATTGTTTAGGATCTTTTTTCAGGTAAGATTTTAATGTCCAGTAATCCTTTATATATTTCTGTTGTGCTGTGCCGCTTTCTTTTGCTCTACATCCTTCGGCTCTTGCATCCCAACTATATTGTCCTTCTAATGTTCCTATATTAGCTAACTCTCCACATGTAGGATATTCGTGCAATGGTTCTACGTATTTCCATTCTTTTTTTGATATATTAAATATCTGAGTTCTGTACCATTTAAAAGTATCTTTTGATAGTATAACATGGTATGCGTCGTATTCTTCTGATAATTTTTCTACTGGAAGATTACCCGAAATACTATCATCTGCATCTATCATCAATGCCCACTTTGTTTTGCCATATGTCAACTCTAGGGCTTTCGTTCTATTGGTGCCGAAGTCTTCCCATTTGTGATCATGAATCTCTCCCTTTATGCCTTTTAAATCAAAGAAGGCGGCGATCTTCTCTTTAGTATCATCAGTAGATCCTGTATCACATATAACATAGTAGTCTATATAATCCGCGACAGATGATAGGCATCTTTCTATATTGGATGATTCATTTTTAACAATCATCGCCAAGGTTAAATGGTGCATGACCATTTATACCTCGTAAACTCATTTAAGTTTTCTACTTTACTTCCTTAAGTCTTAAATTTCTTAAAGCCTCAGGTGCATAAATTGTCAATGGTTCGCTCATAGGACTTTGTAAACCACCTGCGCTAACTGCTGTTACAGTGTATGTTTTCGTAGTATTTGCTGTAGGTAAATTGAATACCCTACTGCCCGATACTTTATATATAGCTTTATATGTAGTTCCAGTTATGGTAGTGATCTGTTCGTATATTATATAAGATACTATATTAGCCGAAGGAGGATTAGGATCATCCCATATTACCTCTGGTTTTGCTAATAGCAAGCTAGAGGATGAAAGTAGCAGGAGGATTATTTTTTTCATACAGGGTAGACTCTTTGTTCTTGGTCTCTAGATGATATCTTCATTAACTGTAATTCGGACGTTAATCTTTTGACTTGCCGTTCTAGATTAGATTTTTCTTTTTTGAGTTGGACTATAACTTCATCTCTGATTAGATCTTTTGATTGTCTTTCTTTTTTCATATTAAAATAAGGTTAAATCTTTTCTACTCAAGAACCGTTCTTTTTCTTTTCGAATTCGGTCCTTATTGTATTCTACACCGATTTCGAAGAAAAGTATTCTAAATGAAAAATATAAAAACCAAGAATCATTGACGAAAGAGTAACCTAGCAAGCTCCATGGACAACGTGCTGAGAATATTGAAATTCTGCCGAATTTGATATTTTGTATAGGCATAATAATTAACAATTACTACATCTATTTATCAAAGTCAAACCGTTTTTTTATAAAAATTATTATAATTTATTAATTTTAATAGCGAAGACAGATATTTATATAAATGTGTTTTTATAACTCTCAAAATCATCATCAAAACTCTGATAGCAAGTTAATATTTCTTCATCAGGCTGAATATCTCTTGCTGCTATTATTTTGTCTTCATCTAATCCTATACAATTAGGATTGTCACTATGATTTTGAAAAATAGAATGATCACAAGAAGAATATAAATAATCACCTTCTCTCCAGAAATAAGTATCTACAAACTTCTTTTGAACACTATTTAACAATTCACATTTATCTTTATGAATTTTTATATCAAGACCTTCCTCAAATTGCCAAATTAAAGTGCCTTTTGGAATAAATTTTTTGGAAAATAAACCTAAACCTCTACCAGCCGATTCGAACAAGTATGTTTCGACTAGTAGCATTATACTTTTTTAGTTATATCGTAATAATAAGAATCAGTATCTTCAGTGACCCATTTATCAGAGACTGTTTCTACAGAAGGTAAATTATTATCGACTTTTATGCTTTTTGTTTTGAATGGGAAGGGTTTTGTAACCCAGTTAGAATCTCTCCAGAATATTCTGTTATTTGGTTGGCATAACAAATAACCATCATCGGCTACTAAAATATGACCGCATTTATAATCAGAAGGTTCATCTGAATAAGCATTACTATACCAATCTACTGTAAATAGATAAGTTGCCCAAATTTTAGATCCATCTTTTAGTAATACTTCACACCTCTTTTCATATAGGTATTCATAAGTAATTACAGATACGTTTTCACTAAAGCAATCCCAGAGTTGTTTGAAATGGAAAGGAATGTCATTAGTTGGTTCAGATAGGAATATCTCGCTAATAGGGACTCTACTTCTCATCATGCCGTAATCAGTCATGATGTGAAATGTTAAGATTTTCCCAGATATAGATTGGATAGCGAATATATAAGCGTTATGATATTTATCACGATCCTCTGGATTATGAGTTAAGTGAGATACTCTTACTAAACATTTTAGGTTATCAACATTGTGATTTAGAACCATTTGGGCCATTACTTCTTACGATTAAAAGTTAAAATATATCTTGTGATATTTGACATAGACTCTATCCTTCCCATTAGAATATAGCACACATTTTTGCTACTGCAAGTATCGACTCTTTTTTTTAGATTATCTAAATCATAGATCCAATTATCCATTTGTTTTTTTGGAACAATATAGTAATCAGATGATAGCAAAAGGAATATTAACTTGAATTTATTCAACATAGTCTACCTTGGGGAAGTCTTGCTTTAGAGTCTGAGACTTCATAATTACAATTGGCTCATTTGTAGTTGAAGTTTGCTCTAAAGAAATACACCCACTAGATAGCATTGCGAATAAAATTAAAATAGTTTTATAAACGTACATAGTATATAGAGTTAATTTCTTCTTCTGTTAGTTTGATTATTTGTCCACCTTGAGGTTCAATGAAGACCCAGCCTTCTTCAGTGTAAGCTCCGTTAATGGCATGGTTTAAGCCATTTGCCCAATTCGGCTTGTACATAATTTCCGCGACTGCGATTCCCTCGCCATTGCCTGCGCTTTTCTTGTGACAAATTTGAGCAAGCACTCTGTATAGAGAGGCATAGTCATCACAATCGAATTTAAAAGAATAAGGGAGACTTAGATTTTTCAAAATACCCATGAAGAAAGGACTAAACTCAAGTTTAATCCAGTTCTTAGTAGGCATATTGTAATTACTATCTCCGACAAATTTTTTAGAGAACTCTATCCAATCAGTAGTTTGAGTTAGCTTTTCTTGGGATATTTTTTTCATGCGATTTTTAGATTTTCAATTATTTTTCGATTAACCATATTGTCATAGTCGTGATTAACATATTCAGACGGATTGAATAGGAACTCAAATATGTAATCATCTTCAGGATTTTCAAATAAAGACTTCGCTTGTATATATAAGGATTCTTGTAATGTTCCATAAGCTTGAATAGACTTCTTATACATGTTAAGTTTTTTCAAACTGGTTTCTATTTTTTGATTAGTTTCTTCGTTGATATTATTTTCTTTTCTCATATATTTTCTTTTATTGTTTTTGAGTTTATGATTGCTTTTTCTATTATGCTATCAAGTTGAGCTATAGCCTGTTGAATACGAACACCTTTTTGATTAGGAGCTATACTAAAATACAATCTAAGCTCACTAAACTTAGACTTAGCTTGGTATATCTTAACCTCAAAATCTGATTTCTCACACAATTCATTAACCTCTGCGAGAGTGCTGTCTATTAAATCAAACCATCCGTCTCCGAACTCAAATGAATAGAAAGCAGTTTGAGCTTCTTCATCAAGATAGTCGGCACAAAGTTTAGGATACTTATTTGCTATCCTCATTTCTAATTCTTTCGTCATATTATTTTGTCTCTTTTAATTTTAAAGTTAAGTTATCAAAATGAGCGGCCTTACCCCACTCTTCAGAATTAGATAGATCAAAATCACTTAATGGAGTTTTATATGATATATAATACCCTTTACCCGGAAGTTTGTCAAATGTTTTTTTCAAGAAACTTATTAGATCAGTAGAAGAATATCCGAATACTTTATCTATCCTATCTTTATTCTTTGCATTTAGTACCCTTCTCATTTTAGATCTAAAACTCTCTTGAAGGACTTGCTGTTTGGTTAATTTTCTATCAGAGGAATTCTCTTCTCTCCATTCTTTCAAATTGTCCCGACAATTCTTTTTATATTTCTGTCTATACTCTTTCGAGTAATTTTTTTGGCATTCCTTGCAAAAGCTTTGTAGCCTCCCCTTCCTAAAAGAGAATTGATTTTCCTCTAAATAAGTTTTACATTTGCCGCACTTTTTCATTTAGCTGACTTAAATATATTTAATAACTTTTTAGAGCAGTTCGACCAAGAATTTTCTTCTAAAAACTTTTCTCTATCATTTATCATCTTAGCCTTGTCAAATTTACCCTCAAATATATCAGAAATTTCTTTTACCCACTGTTCTTTAGAACTACACGCTACTGCGACCTTCTCCATACCATTAAATAAATTAGCATTAGAAGTAATCAAAGGAGTAGATGTTTGCAAAGCAACCCTCGCCATCCCGCTTGCTGCATAAACATCGAATTCTGGATCTGGCTTGTATGGCAAGACAAATACAGAACTCGTTCTAATATAAGACATTAGGACAGAATGCGAAACGAAGCCTCTATCTATTATTACGTTATGCGTAAGATCTAAACTTTCTATTTTTTCGCATATCTCTTTATGAAGCTTGTTATGTTCATCTTTACATAGGGGATTCTCTGATGCGACTATAACATAAAGTATATCTTTATACTTAGACTTTAAATCTTTTATTACATCAAGCATATGCAAATGAGATTTATAGTAAAATAAGAATCCTGCTTGGAGAACTACATGATCATTGCCTAAATGATTCCATAATTTTGGAAGTATTTTATTTTCGCTAGTTGCGAACGAGCATCCGTGAGGAACTACATTTATATTCTCTGGATTTAAACCCTTTCTAATCAAAGCCGCTCTAGCTTCCTCACTATGGGCGACTATATTTTTACAAACAGATTCTGTTACTAACTTATCTTTATGATTCTCATATATAGAGTGAAATATAGTAACAACTTTATATCCTCTTAATCTAAAATAAGAAACTAAAGATGTAAAGAAGTAAGCCTTCTGAAAAAGTCCATACTCATGACTAAATAAAACTATATCAGGCTTATAATTGTCAATTGCCTCTATCAATTCCAATTTTGGGAATTCTTCTCTATCCCAACAATACTGGATATTTTTAGTATCCTCTTCTCCGTTTTTCTCTGCGAAAAACTTAGTTTCAACTTCTTTTCCTAATGCATTGAATAGCAATTCATTATAAATAGCTACGCCACACTTTGATCTTATGTTACCTATAAAGGCGACTTTCATTTAAAGAGTTCTCTAAAAAAATTCTTAACTTTAAATTTAAAAATCATAACATAAAAAGAAACTGTCATTAGATAGTGACGTAAGTTATGTTCTGTTTTATGTGGAGGGCTGCAACAATGTGCTTGGTTTTTCATTGAATTAAGGTGTGTATTTTTTCGAGGACTTTGCTCCAATCCTCTCTAGAGGATACACCGTAAGAAGAACTTATTTCCGATATTAGATCTGAATTCTGAGCTTCAAAAGCTTTTTTCTTTAAGTCTTCTAAACCAATTTTCCAGTAATTGATTGAAAATTCTTGTAAGCCTAAGTCTTTAAGTAAATTAGAATTCTTAGAATGATGAGTTATATCAATAAATGGTAAAGAATTTTTGATAGCAAATAAAGTAGTATGGTATCTAGCGGAAATAATCAGAGAAGAATTTTTTAGATTATGCTCAATATGCTCGTTTGTGTAGATCCACTTATTTGCTCCGCCAATATAGCCATTTAGAATGCCATGGATAGTGTTATCATTTACTTCTGTATCTACTTGAGATGGAACAAGTTGAACCTTATGGTTAAATGTTTTCATCCATTTTAGGAATTCAGAAATTTCTATTATAGCTTTTTCAGCGTAAATTCTTTGTCTAGAATCATTGGAAAAGTAATCTTTAAAAATATAACTATTTAAACAAACAGAAACTTTTTTTTCTTTTTTATCAGAAAGAGAATCTGTATATCCTTCGTTTATCTTTTTTACATTATAAATGTAAGATATATCAGAAGCCAGAATTACTTTGCTTTCATCCATTAAAAATTTTAAAGCAAGGTCATAAGAAAAACGATCCCTCACAACAGCAAGAGAGATTTTATCCTTGAGGAGAGCTAGTACAGGAACTGATTCTGAAGTGAGATTTACATTTAGTAAAATCAGCTTTTGATCATCCCTTAGATACTTGTACAAACCCTCTTTTATATACCAAAAATTTTGTGTAATAATTCCTCCACCACCCAAAGCTATGATGTCTGATTTGTTAGGACCAACTTTTTTATAACAAAAAGATTCGTCACTTTTCCTATCAGAAAAAACGCTGACGCTTAACCCAGAGGACCTTAAAAAAGAACTAAGGCAATCAAGCATTAAAGTGTCGCCATAGTTATTGAAACCATAGAAACCACATAAAGATACATTAGACATTTTCATTTTTATTTTTTTACCAGTGCCTCAATACATTCAGAATAATGAATAGATTGGTAATTAAATACCAAGCTACAATTAAGGATCTTACTATTGCAACCTTATCGGCTTCGCTATCTGTACTTCCGGCTTTTTCCCCAAGAGCTTTAGACCATATTCTCCAAAGCTTTTTGAAACTAATTTTAATCATATTAATTCCCAAGAAATAGGTATTTCTTTTTCCCATCCTTTTTTGAAAGACTGTTCGCTATCGTCTGAGCTTAAAAGCCAGTCGATTCTTTGGACCATGTCTCTTGTTCGTCGAAGATTATAAGCTGCTTCTTTGAATTTTTCTATAATTTCAGAATCTAAATAACGAGCTTCTTTAATCTCTCCATATATATTTGTATGAGCTTTGTTATTATTTTCTATTAAGCTTTCAATTTCTTCTGCCATTACCTCTAATTTATATTGATTATATTCAAAGTATCCTCCACTCATATTTTTTCGGTCTCAACTAATAAATTAACTAATTTTAAATTTGTATCTATTTTTAAAAATGATTTACCTTTGCCGATAGACGACTTCAATTTTCCCTTGCCGCATTCATTGTCAAAAATATACCATGAGATCCATCCGTCACGATCAATAAGACTTAACATGCTTACAAAACTTGACCAAATGGCCTCAAATAATGGACCATTCGGATCAAGTGTACCTGATTTATTTGCGGCTTCACAAGCTTTATTCAAAGTTTTGTATTTACTGACTGAAGTTTCTACAACTTCGCTCCAATAATCATAACGCTTTGATTTTTTACTATGGTCTGATTCGCTCATTTTTTAATCAGGTTTTATATATAACTTTTCTAGATCTAGAAAAGAGGGTCTATCAATTCGAGAGGATCTACTTTAATGGCCTTTGCCTCTTCAAGAAGATCTTGGGTTTTAGCAAGAATTCCAATAAATTGGTCTCTATAAAAATCACTATCAATTCTAACAGGGAAGTCGGCTGTTTCACCAAAATTAGTTTTGATAAAATCAAGAAGGTCTACAAAGGAATGTATAGTTTCTTGGAAAAGAACATTTTGGTTGATAGAATCGCATAATTCTTTTTCAAGCATTTCGATATAAACAGAATCATCTGTTTCATAGGCTTCTGCAATTTGTTCTTCAATAGTTTCGTTTGTTTCTTGATTCATAATGAAAATATACTGACACCACCAGTGTACAGTATACTTTTTGAAAGTCAAGATTTTTTTCGAAGATTTTTATTTTTAAATCTTTTTAAATTTCAGACTGCTTTAACAAACCTGCTAAGAATAGAGAAATATTATGCTCTGCTGCGATATTAAGGGTCTTCTCGTCGGGGCTGACGATAGGGTTCTCTATAAAGGTGGCGATACTCTCCTGCCACTCGTTGGAATTTTTAGAAGAAATAATAGACTCCGTTACGCTCCAACAGAGATCTTTCTGTTTAGAGCTAAGTCTCTTTATACTGTTTATCTCTCTATATTTAGACTCTACAGCTTCAGATAGATCATTAACAAGTTTGATATTATCGGATATTTTTTGTAAACTAAATTTAGATGCTCCTATCGGAGAAACTTTTTTAGTTGTTTGGGGAGCTTTCGTTCCTGCTGGTCTACCAACTGACTGTCCGAGCCCTTCTTTTTTCTGGCCGCCTATAATTGGTTCGTAAAGACCTTTATCCTTGAGTTCTTTAAATTTATTTTGAGCTTCTACGGAGTTTTCAGAGAGAGGAAGAGAGTGAGTCTCGAATGCATCAAAGAGTTCTTCGGGTGTCAACATTCCAATTTCAGCAAGTCTTGTGTAGACTTTCATATACTCGATCTCTTCCTTGAGATCTACCTCATCAAAAACTGGCTCTGGTATTTCTGTGAACCCTAATTCATTAGCAATCATTTCCATTTCTGGAATCAAGAAATTATTTAAAAAGGCTTGTCTAGCAGAGCTTAATCTCTCTAGAAAGACTTTTATTTTTATCATCGAGTTCGCATACTTCTCATCTCCCCAGAATATATTCATCAAACCATTTGCAATATCTTGATTAACAACCTGATATTTCTCTGGTCCTAAAATTTTATTTAAATCTGGTAGAACGAATTCTGCTTTTGTGGAATAGTCAGAAACTAATACCCTACCCACACTCTCCATTTCAAAAAGATCTTGTAATGCAGATAAAATTCTAGAATTAGTATTCGCATCTCTATCTTTATCACCTGCCGTAATCAGAAGGATCATATAGTCAGCTGTTCTGGCTATAACCTTCTCCATTTTCTTAAATTCTAATTTTAAATCAATATCAAAAAGTACAGGGTAGTACATTGGGACCGATAAAGCTTCGTAGTCTTGTTTACCGCAGAATACAGCTGTTAAATATTCCGTGTCGATAGGTATCTCTGGGAGTTGGCCTCTTTTAATTTCATCTCTAATTTTTACGGGTAGAGAATCCATAAACCTTTTTTCATCTTCTGTCTTTGGAACTTTCAATCTTGCTAACTCGTAGGAGTTAAGCATCTTATAGTAATTGAAATTAACAAACGTAGCAGAGCCTTCAGCTCTCATATCCGCAGGATTTAAAATAGTATAACGCAAAGGTATTTTTTTCGCAACCTCTGCTCTAGACATTTTATTTACTTCAATATTTGTTATGTTGTACAAAAACTTATAAATAAAAACATTTCCAGAACGAAACCACTCTCTGAAGAATCTTTCAGATAAAGACCATCCATTTATTTTCTTGTACCATTCATTAAAGAACTTTATAGATCTTTTATTCTTGCCTCTGAAACTTAATTTAGAATTCGCAAATTCAGTTTGAATATCTATCGTATTTCTGAAGATAGCTACATTCCAATAAGCTTTTTGACAAAGCACAATTGCCTGTTGAGCGCTTAAGGTTCCAGTGTTATCCCTAGAAAAAGGAGATACCCCTTTATTAATATTTTCTATTTCCCCTGACAAACCAGATAGAGGATTTTGAAAACTATTCGTTCCTCTATTTCTTAAATCTCTTGCAGATTCTGAAATAAACTTCGGAGTAAAAGGGTCTGAATTTACGACTACAGAGTCGGCTTTAGGTTTACGCGCCATATACTGTTATACACTTTTAAAGGTTAAAAAACCTCTATAAATTAATTTTAACCTTAAAATTTACCTAAACATTCTCGGAACGAAATCGAAAGACGTATTTATTTCTTGTTCTCTGTGCATATCAAAATAACATTTGACACCCCAGCTACCAAGAAGCAAAACTGTATAAGAGTCTCTTCTTGCTCTGTGAGGATTATTGTCTCTTTTCATTGTAGCTGGCAAGTCAAATTGTTGATTCCCATTAACGCTGGTCGAGACCTCTATAAGCGAGCACTCCCTTTTTGTCAAGTTGATCATGTCGCCCAAGTGTTCGAGGAAATCCACTTTCATTTCTTCTTGAACATTTTTAGCGATTTCTCTTATTTCATCTTTACTTATTGATTGATTTTTTGAGTAATGTAAATCTTCTATCGGAAAATTTTCTTTTATAGCATTTTGAAAATCGCAATCATTGAATACTGGAGCTGCAAATTTTATCTTTTTCTTCTCAATCATCCATTGTAAATTCTCATTTGAGAATCTTAACCATCCTCCGACACCGAAAGCTTGAGAGTGAACTATCTTTCCATTTTTAGGATCATAACTGCTTTTTGAAGAAAGTATACCTTCTTGAGAATTATAGTTTAAAAAGTCATGATCAAAAAGGTGAAGCTCTCTTGGGATTAATTTAAATTCTTTTGCTATCTGTAAAAAGGCTGGGCCACCACTATTGTCTATAATCGCATAAACAATATTAAATTTTTCTAAAATATACTTAAGATATAAGCATCTTTTTTCGTTTGTGCTATTCGGAAGAGCATAAGCATGAACGAGTATTGCAGATTCATCTTCTTCGTTCAACTCAAGGATAGCCATTGCGAAATCATCTGAAGTCTCAGAGTTATTGTAGTTAGGATCTATTGATAAAATATATTTCTTATCTGCGTCTCCTACGATTTTTACTATAGGATATTCCCCTAGTTTAACGCTGGCTTCTTCTATGGCTTTCGCTGAAAAGTAACCTCCAGTATCATCTCCGAATATAGCTTCAAGTTCTCTATCGAACATTGATTTAGACATCGTTCTTCTCATGTCTTCGATAGCTGATTCTTCCATGAATCCTTTAGGTGCAGCTCTGTAAGACATTCTGAAAACACAATGGTTTACATTTTCAGCATTAGGATCTAAAATCGTTTTAACATAAGGTACATAGTTATCTCTATAAAGAGATTCAAATTTATAACTAGCGGAAGATAGACCTATAATTTTGTTATTTGAAGAAAACTGTTGAACTTCCTCTGGTTTTAAAACTCCATTTTCCACTAAAACTTTTTGAGCATTTGTAATCTCTTCATGCTGAGGACCGTCTTGGCGAACCATCAAGAACGGTTTAAGAATAGAATCTATAATCTCTTTACTGACAACTAATAATTCATCAACAATTAGAACATTGAAGCGGTAACCTCTAACCTTACCTAATGGAATAGCTGTTATAGATGAATACCCAATTTCCATTGACCAAGCATCGCTAGATTTTGAAAGTTGTTTTGTAATACAAGATCTTAAGAAAGTTCCGTTCTTTGGATGAGAAGCGAAAGTATCAATTTGCTTCATGATAGATTTTGACTGTCGGAAAGTTCCTGAAGCTATACCAATTTTAACTCCGGGATTGCCTAAAGCGTAAATTATACAAAATAAAGAGATTACGAAAGATTTAGAGAATCCACGGCCAGCTACAAGAAGACAATAATCTTTTAAAATAAACGATCTCAATAATAAATCCTGAACAGGATCGAGTTGAACTCTGGTCAGAAGGTAAACCATGAAAGCTGGATTAGCTAAACAGTATCTAGCAAACCATTGTTGAGCTTCAGATTCAGAAAGTATACCTTTAATTTCTGCCAGCTGATCATTTGTAGATTTCCTGAGTATAACAGGATGTGCTCCTTCATTCCACATATTATATCAAATTAAAATCTTTAAGAAATTCTAAATCGTAATTTCTTACCTTATCTTTCATTTTAAAAATTTTTATCATCAGAGCTTGGGAGTTTTCTCTTGAGTCAGAAAATAAAAATTGTATGTTTTTATATTTAGAGCAGATTTCTCGTATTTTAAAAAATACAAATTTACCATTTATATACTTACTAAAACTATTTTCTGGGCTATAGTTTATTGCATTGCTGACTTTATTCTCTACTAATACAACGAGGTACTGTCCGAAGTCTTCCGCTCTACTGATCTCTCTATCGAATCTTTGAGCTCCCGCAGTGAGAGTCGAGACTAAATCTTCTAAACTTTTTCTTTCGATAAAAACATCGGAGAATAAAGGTCCAGTTGTAGTATAGTCACCACAACTTAATTTCATTTTTTTAGAATCTTTAAATTGTAGAGCATTTTGTTCTCTTGTATCTATAAGTATATTAGGTTCATCATCATGGAAAAAAGGTTCGGAAATATAATCATATTTCAATTTCAAATTTTCTTTCGAGAATTCTTTTACAACAGTTTCTTTACTTCCAAATATTTTTACTAATCCTGTCCAAGATGGTAAAAATAAACTTTTCAATTCTATATTAGATGGCACAAAAAGAGTTCCTTTTTTAGAACATCTTTTTCTAAAAGCTTTTTTTACATATTCTCTTACTACTATAGCATCTTCCGAGAAGCACCATTTAGCAAAATTCTCCTTTGAATTAAAATCAGTAATAAAATATTCTTCAAAATTTTTAAATTCTATTTTTTCATTTGAAAATAAATCGAATCTAGGAAAAAATTTATGATAATAATCTTGTAAAGATATTTTATGTTTTTTTGAAACATGCAAATGCAAGCCTCTCTCAGTAGAGAAATCATCTAAACATTCCAAGCATTTCATTAGAGAGAAAATACCTCCTCTTTTCCAACCCCGTAAACTTCAACAAAAAGCTCCGAGAAATTTTCAAGTTCTTGTATTTTTTCTTTAACTTTAAACTCTTCTGCTTTAGCTATTAATATCATTCTCCTTCTTTCTTTTTCATCTTGAACGAGTTCGATAAACTGCGCTAAGCTTTGATTAGCTAAAGCTTGTTTTTCTAATTTCTTGATTCTATCTCCACTCAATGAGCGGGTCATTTTCAAAGTTCTCTCTAGACAATGATTATATGCAGCAGTTTTATCTTTTAATGCTTCAGATAAAGACATCGTAAATTTACGACCTTCTTCATCATCTGACATAGATTCTGCTAACCTATCATTTAAAATTGTTATCTGCTGTCTTATCTCAATAAGAGTTACATATTCTAATGCTAAGCCTATGTATAAATTAACTTCATCAGAATTAAGATCTGGTTTATTATAAACAGCTTTAACAAACTCTGTTTCAAAAACTTCTCTGTGTTTTACATTTGTAATCATAGATATCATCTCTACGAAACGTGGGGCTGACAAGAATTTCTTTACAGCTGCTATAGAATCTTTCTTTCTCGTATCAATTTTATCAGTATCATATTTTGCTGAATGATCAGATCTATTTATCAGATTTATAACTTGGAGATCTGTTCTGGGAGAATTATATCTAGTATTAGTCCTTTCTATTTTGTCCTCGTCTTTTACTTCCCTAAATCCAGCAGCATCTAAAAGAGAAGTTATTGTTCTTATTGATACAATATATTCTTTTTCAGGAAATAAAGCTTTTGCTATCTCTTTTGTACTTAGAGATTCGGCATTCTCAAACAAAAAATCTAACTGCTCATCTGTATAGTTATCATATTCTCCTCCTCTCCATAATTTTTGTAAAAATTTTCTTACATTCTTAAACTCTTCTGTCTGCTCTATCAGTTTGGGATTCTTGTAAACGTCTTGAGCAAGCGACAATATGTTGCTCTCTTTGCAATTCTTATTGTCTTCTAAGTATTCTTGTTGAATTAAATCAAGATTGTACTTATGATGACAAATTATTTTATCACAAAGATTTACCTTTTTTCTATCTATTTTTCTACCTAATTTATTAGTTAGATTTTCTCTTATTGATGAGTTCATTCTTCAGAGTCGAATTCGCTTATTTTTTTCTTAGCTATATTTTGCAAATTCTTCCTTATTGTTATTAGTTGCCTCTTTGTTATTCCCTTGCCATTTGTATTTTTCAATCTTTCGATAACTTCTTCGTCTTTCAAATTCTCTATATATATCAAGCCGTAGAAGTTTACCATTTTAGGGTTAAGGAACTGGCATATAAATTTATGAAATTTTATAACGCAAGACTCTAATCTTATAGAGGTTATTGGGTCAGAGAAATCTTGTGTTTCCTTAAAGTTTTCGCTATCTATTGATAAAGCTGTTTTTAAAAAGAACTTATTTTGCTTTTTCTTCGCCCATTTTTTAAATGATGGACACTGTTCACATTTTATACCACTTTTTGTGTACCCACATAAATCAA